GAAGAATATATATAATAAAATTAAACTTTCAAGTCTTCAAAAGTAAATCATGTTTCTTACTTAAGACAAATTTAACATTAGCATAATCTATATCCTTAAACTTAATCTTTGGTTTTGAAGTAAAATCCATACCAAGTATATATTTCTACATTCTTCTTATAGATTTATCATATGTGATAGTGAACTCATTATCCCATATTTACCAATATTCTGCAAATTATTTAACAAATCTCTCAAAAAGAGAGAAATGACATCCACCCAAAATCAGATAGGCTAATACTCTTGATGCACTTTTATCTAGTGTATCAATTTTCTTCTCTACGTGTATAATGCTTTCCCAGAAATCTTAAATTTCTTCTTTGAAAAACGAATGTCCTTTTGCGACATACCCTAGAAAAGAGATCGCGCCCTACTAATCATTTATTTTGATTTTATCAGGGTTTATCCTCATATGGAAGAAAGCGGCCGCCTACTAAGATAGCAAAACATAGTTGGCTTCATCTTTGTTTCTTTCATCGATGAAATTTAGGCTATCATCTCCTAAATACCGTCCTTTAAAGTGGTCAAACTTAAAACCTTACATATCAAATAGAAAAATTACAACTAACATGTTGCAAATAGTACCTATTAATTATGTAAAAAATGAACCACTAGGGATTCATTCTTATTTCTCATAAACTTATCAGTTCATGTCCATTACTCTTGTTTTTATAAAGTAATCACGAACCCAATTAAATAACCTATTATATTATTCAGGTTAAACCTGAGATACACCATCTGGTGTTGTCATTTAACTAAAGTCTATCATAGAATGAAGTATATTAAATGCTTCATCTAAAAGAAATTTTGGAATAGTTGTGTCAAACTCTTTCCAATCCAAAGTTATATTAAATTATCATTTTAAATCTTAATTTAAAATTTTAATTAATTAAGGCATAGCATTTGGTCCAAAATGAACCTAATCAACATTTAATTTAATGTCTTCCATTAAATTACGTCAGAATATCTATTCTAAAAGAATTATCTCAAAAGGTAAAACCCAAACTGGTCGTACTTTTGGTGCATCAATATCTGATTTATGCGCTCGAAATGCTAATTTAGCTGGAGGTTTATAAACAAACATTTTGTTTTTAACTCTATGCGAAATATTTCTCGCAATTACATAAGCTTACTCCTAAACTTCACCTTTAACCTTCTATGGAAAAGAGAATCATGCAGAAGTATCTAAATTTTCATATCATTTGAAAATCTATTCAAAACTCATTAACTTATTCTTATTTATTATTTAATTTGAAAATATTTCCCTCACTTTTTCGATGGATCTATTCCAAATTTTCCTTGTTAGTAAATCTTCATTTAAATCCAGTACACTGAATTTACGATTGTATTTAAACAAATTTTTTCTACCTATATCTATATCTATTATTTTTTAAACTTACATACATGGATCAATCACATCAGGGAATTCTTTTTAAAGAACTTCCATAACAAAAGGATCTTTTAGAGAACCTTGATTACTCAAATAATATTTATAAGAATATTAATCGTCAATTTTAAGTAAATTACCATTTTTTTAGTAAATTTCACTTTCAAAAATTACGTTATTTTGCTAAGCC